TCTACACAGGCGAAGACACTCTTTCCCTACACGACGCTCTTCCGATCTGGGGCATGCTTGCATGGCTGATGTACCAGGCTAAAATGGGACATCCTGGCATTGTGGGCGGTTTGTTCTGCGGAACTTATAACGCGCTAAAAGACCGCCAAATATCTAAAATATCCGCTGAGTTTCCGAATTGGCTCGGAACGCTCAAAGAGACTAAGACGCTTGGGTTGGCGTTTTATCTCGACAAAAAGTTCGGTGGGGGCGCACTGACCCTTCGGAACCTTGACGAATCCACAAAATATAAATCTGCCGAGTTCGGCATCATTGGTGTCGACGAACTCACTGAACATACCGTGGACACGTTCAACATTCTTATTGGGTCTTTGCGATGGCCAGGACTGGAAAAACCAGCCTTCATCGCGGGCAGCAACCCCGACGGCATTGGCAACGAGTGGGTCAAGAATTACTTTATTCATCACATTTACCCACGAGAGATGGAGACTCTAAGCTCCGAGTTCAACTTCGTGCCCGCGCTCCCCACCGACAACCCTCATCTGGACGCATCCTACTACCTGATGCTCAACTCCCTGCCGGAAGACCTCAAACGCGCCTGGCTTCTGGGCGACTGGGATGTCTTCAAAGGGCTGGCTTTCAAAACCTTTAACAAACAGAAGCACGTCATCGAACCCTTTGATATTCCAGACTATTGGCAGCCCCTTATGGGCATTGACTCCGGCTACCGCGCCCCATTCTGCGCCCTGTTCGGCGCACGCAACCCAGATAACGGGCGCGTCATTATCTACAAGGAACTTTATGAGACCGAATTGACCGACAGGCAGCAAGCCCGCCGTATCCTGGATGTCTCAGATGAGTTCGATATGAAAGCCTACCGCTTCGCTGACCCCGCCATGTGGACGCGCAAAACCCAGGAGTTCGTCACTTCCTCTGCGCAAGTCTATGCGCAAAACGGGGTATATTTACATCGGGGGAATAACGACCGCCTCGATGGAAAGCGAAAGGTAGACCGCCTTTTGCTCGACCAGGAAGACGGGATGCCTGGTCTGCTTATCTTTAACACGGTCTACAATCTCCCTAAACAATTGTCACAGTTAATGTATGACAAACACAACCACGAAGACGTGGATAGCAGTATGGAAGATCACAGCTACGACGCCTTAAAATATCTCCTATCGAACGTCAGGGATTATCGTAAAACGGAGCGACCTGTCTATGACAAGTCTCCCTTCCTGTCATTGCGCAACATCTGAGCCGGAGGTGGCTTATGAATTTATTTAGTGAAGCTAAACAACACGGGGCGGAACTGTGGATTGATAACGCATCCCTGCGCACAATGCAGAACGCCATGGACAAGATGATTAATATGGACTGGGTGGATAAGCCCAAAGACCCAAGCATGAAAGTGACAATATCACCGGAAGCGCGCAACCAATATCTGGGGGCAATGCGCCTGCTGACCGCTTCCGAGCCTATCATTTCTGTCCCGCACGATAAGAATGATGCCGTCTCAATCCAAAGTTCAGAGTCAATCGAGAAAATGTGCAAGGCTGTCCTGTATCAAAGCGGCAGAATCAACCAGAAACCCGTGCATTATGACCTGGTTGGCTCACTTTTACGCTATGGACAGTTCCATTTAGCCCTGACGGACACGCAAGACCTGCTGAAAATGCACACAAAACGGAAATCAAGGCTCTCAAAGGCGGCAAAAACCCGTTATGAGCGCATCGCAGCCGCTACGCCATACATTTTTCAGCCGATTGACCCCAAATGCGGCATTGCTGACTTCGATTCCTTCGGCTTGCGGGCTTATTATCGCGAAACAGAGATGACTTACGCCCAAATTAAGGCTATGTTTGGCGAAATTGAAGGGCTTTCCAACAAAAGGGACAGCGACATCGTCACTTACAAGGATTATTGGAACCTGGATGTCCACTTTGCCTGGCTTGACGATATGCTGGAGCCAATTATCGGGCTTGAGAACGACGGAAAGCACGATTTACCCTGTATTCCTATCGTTGTGCAGGGCGCGGAAGGCTTTTTGCTTCAGGATGAGCCGGAATACAAGTACCAGCCGCTCCTTTATTCAGTTTGGAAAGGTGAACTGTGGGAACGCTATAACCTTGAGCTGACCGCAATGTATACCAACCTGTTTCAGGTTGCATCTAACGCGATGTTCGTGCATGAACGCTCTGAACCGGATTCACAAATCCAGGTGGACTTTGACAATGTCGGTGGTATCGTTCACCTCAACCCTGGCGATAGATTTACACCCCTTCAGCGCGATGTGCTGAACAAGGATATGCTCTATGGGCTGGATGTCGTGAAAGGGATGTTTGAAGAAAGCACTATCTACAAGACTGCTCTTGGACAGGGCGGCGGGTCTGGAATGGCGTTCTCATCCATCGCCTTGCTCACACAGTCCGGCAGATTACCGCTCGTATCATTCCAGAAGTGCGGCGGTTGGGGCATCGGCAGCGGATTAGAACTGATGTTCGATATGATTAAGGACAACCGCGCGGTGCGGACAGCCCTATACGAGGGCGGCACGCTTACCATTGACCCAAAAGACCTGCCAGATAACCTGGTCATTGATGTTCAGCTTGACGCTGAACTCCCGCAGGATAAACTCCAGCAGGCTAACATTGCTTCGATGCTCAAACAGCAGGGGCTGGCTTCTGATGAGTGGATTAGAGAAAATATCCTCAACATCGGTCAGTCCAACGAGATGACCAAGAAGGTCATTGAGGAACAGTTTGTGAACAAAATGCTTCAGGAACACTTTACTAAAGCGATGGAAACTGAAATTCGCAAACAGGTTGAAATGGAAATGATGCAGAAAATGCAGGAACAGCAGCAGATGCAAGCCCAGCAAATGGTGCAGGCACAGCAGGCTGGCATGCAGCAGCAGCGGCAAATGGTGCAGCAGGAACAGGCAGCCAGACAACAGGTGATGTCCGTTGAGGAAAGGCGGCAGCGGCTCGCGTCCGCCAACCAATTCAACGCGGGCATGGGCGGAATGTCCCCCATCGTGGGGCGCGGCGCAATCCCCGCTTCCAGACCAGGCATGATGCCAACCCCAGCAACCGGAGAGCCGCAAGGTTTGCAGGAAGGTGAAGTATTATGATTACCATAGCCGATGCAAGCAACCTGTATTTGCTCGCCAAAGCAATGACAATGGGCGAGCTTCAGGAACTGATGGAAAAGTGGAACGAACCTGCTATTGCAGCCGCGAATGAATTGCTGCGTGCCTATATCAAAAGCAACCCGCAGCTTGAAGCGCAGGCGCGCGCCGACCCGCGCGTGAGCGAACTTCTGGAAGGAGAGCAAGATGCCACGTCAAGTTAATCCCGATTACGTTCCCCCGAACTATCGCCCGAACTATCGCACGCCAACCCCGCGGCGCACCACTCCTGCAAGAAACTATAACGACATCTGGGAACAGCGCGAATTGCGCCAGCAGAGAATTGAACAACAGCGGATTGAAGCCCAACGTCTGGCGGCGGAACGACAGGCAAGGGCGCAAGCAGAACAGGCAAGGCTTGCACAGCTTTCAGCCAGCCGTAGAAACGCCCAGGCTGTGGCAAGCTGGGCTTATCCAGGTGGCATACCACAGCAAATGTACGGCGGACGAACTGCCGCCGCGACCCAGCCAACCCCCTGGTACTACAGACCATCTATGATTGAGCAGAGGGAGCCAGCGCAAAGAACGACAAGTGCGGTTGGTAACTACAGCGGAGCATACCGCAGCGCTAACCCAGCTTCTTTCTTTTGGACGAACATGCTTTCCAATCGGCGCTTTGCCGGACCCGCCAGAACCGCACTTCAGATGGGACAAATGTACCCATTCAAAGACCAAACGATGTTTGACCAGTCGGTAGCCGCAATGGGCTTGACCCCGCGCTACAGCAGCCTCAACCCGCCATACCGCGACCCGTGGGCTGGCGACCCTTATGAGATAGGCGGAAGTCCCTATGCAACCAGCGCCTTCAACAAGGAGGAGCAAGACTATGGCGGATGGGGCGGGTACGGCGGATGGGGCGGTTGGGGCGGAGGCGGCGGGGATTACTCATCCTCGCCAGGCATCTACGGAGAATCGGTGCGCAGGAACCAGTGGTACACATCCCTGCTTCAATGGAACATAACCTAAGAGGTGCAATAGTGACTGACTTCGACCCATCACAGGAAGCACAGGAAAGGTACCGCGCGAGCGGTATGAGCCGCAGCGCCTACATGCTCCAGAGGACGCGCTGGCTGCAAAATAAGTGGAACGCTGAAGGAAATCAGGGTCGCCCTAATTTTGATTATGTTCCGCGTGGATATAACCGAACCTGGTCAATGCGCTCGGCTGACCCTAATAAGATTTATTGGAAGCCGGAAGCAGCCGCGCGTCTCGGCACTTTGGATATGCCGTGGGCTGTGCGTAACAATAGTCTGAAACAGCAGAATTATTGGGAAGACCCACACAAAGTTGGCATGTGGAAAGACTTTCTGGACTTGCAGCCAGAAGATTACGAACCCCCCGAATGGCTTGATAAAGACAGCCTGAACGCGCTGTACAGCGAACTCA